ATCTCTTTAAATTCTTTTGTGTATACTTTCCCCTTCATGTCTTGTCCCCTCCATTAATCCGTTAATTATATTTTAACTGATTCTTAGACAGGACTCCAATTCAATTAGGGGGCTAAATAGGTAACACTTCGAGCAACGGATGGTGTTTATCCAGAAAGTGGACAGCTTACAACCATGCCTACCTCTTGCGCATTAGTTGGCAGCGGTAGAGTTTCTGTAACCAGTGAATATACTGCTGGTGTAAATGCAGTATCATTGGTGGAAACCTCGACTTCTTATGATTTAGTAGATTGGTCTGCGTGGCAGTCTATTGGTACCAATGGAGAACTGCAATCACCAAATCAAAAGTACATCCGATATCGTATTACGCTAACGACAACAGATACAAGTAAGACGCCAAAATTGACGGATATCCAACTGCATGATATTCCAAAAGCACCTTATGATAGGTTAGGGTTTGCACGTCCGGTTGTACTAGATAAAAACGGTGCGTGGGAAGCTGTGCTTGAAAACGCATTTGATATTGTTGTTACAAGTGAAGTAAATGGTGCAGATACTTTAGAATTTAAGCTACCATTCCAAGATATAAAAAGACTTTCCATTGATAATGAAAAGCAGGTACAGATTGTAAATGATGTGTATCGTATTCGTACCATGACGGATGATAAAACAGCAGATGGAAGAGTGGTAACCAGCGTTTATGCTGAAGCGGCTTTTTATGATCTGGCATTTTCTGAGGTAAAGGAAACAGTCAGCTTTAACGCAGATACTGCAGAGGCACCGATGACACATGCGCTTGCAGGCACAGAATGGTCTGTTGGTACAGTAAATGTAACTAGCAAACGAACCTGGGAGTGCAGCGAGAAAAATGCACTTGCAATCCTTCGTCAGACGCAGGTGATTCATGGCGGAGATCTTGTGTTTGACTGCGCAAATCGTCTGGTTCATTTGCTTACATTTAGCGGAAATGATAACGGTGTTTTATTCTGTTATCGTAAAAATATGAAAACCATTCAAAGAATTGTAGACACCAGAAGCCTTGTTACTAAGCTATACGCTTATGGTAAGGATGGAATGACATTTGCATCCATTAATGGCGGCAAGGATTATGTACAGGATACTACTTATACTGACGAAATCCGCATTGCCACGCTTGATTGCTCGAACTTCACCAATCCTTATCAGATGTTGGAATATACCCAAGGGAAACTAGAAGAGTATGCGCATCCGCGTATTTCTTATGTACTTTCAGCAATGGACTTGTCGGTACTAACAGGCTACGAGCATGAAGCCTGGGCTCTGGGCGATATTGTAACAGTAGATGATAAAGATCTGAATTTATCTGTCAAAACGCGTGTGGTTCGCAGACAGTATAATTTGCAGCAGCCTTGGAATACGGTGTTAGAGCTTTCGACCACTCTTCGCGAGTTGGGTGATTCCTCGGCGCAGTGGGATAAAGCTGCTGATGTGCTAGCTTCTACAGACGTTATCGATAGACAAGAAGTAAAGGACCTTGTTCCTTTTAATCATCTTCGTAACTCCAGAGGCGATAGCGGTTTATCCTATTGGGTAAACTCTGGCTTTGAAGTAGATGCGACAACAGGTGTTTCCGGTACGGCCGCTTTTAAGGCCGAGGGTGAATCAGGAATGACGAAAAGTCTCATGCAAACCGTCTATCCAGCTAACAGAAGTAGCTATACCTTTTCTGCACAGATTGCATCGGAAAATCTGGAAAAAGGTGCTTCTGGTCAGGTTGGTATTGAGGTGGTCTTTGAATATGAGGATGGAACAACAGAAACAAGATTCATTGATTTGTTTTAAGGAGGCGTTATGGCATATTTTACACAAACAGCGCATGACATCTCTCCAAAAGGTTACGGCAGATTAAAATCTATTAAAGTAAGAGTTTGCGTAACTGATTGTACTGGCACAGTATATATCACAGATATGCTACTGCAAGGTGGATCAATTGCTACTGGCTGGGTTGGCCATGTTAGTGAAATATTGTGGACACTAGATGGGTAGGTGTTGTGATGGCTGAATTTACAAGATTTGCAGAGACTATTACTGTTAAAGAGGATTTACGTGTGGTTAGCGTTACAGTGAAGCCTATCATCAGTGATTGCACAGGACGAATATGGATTACTGACCTTATGTTGCAAGAGGGCGATAGATTAACTGGATACGTTATCAATACAGAAACGTTACTTCAAAGGTATCATGAAGGTGACGCTATTGTGGCACCGCGATTTTATAATGGGATTGTTCGAACTAGCGGTACTGTTGTTATATTCAACCTTGGTAGTACAACTGCTGGATTAGATATTGAAGTAGAACCAATTCAAAACATGGCAGCCGGAAGTATTATGCTTTCACAAGGTGCTGGCTCACATAAAGCAGTTTTTCTTGATAAGGCCAATGCGGGTGACCTGTTTTCCCTACGCGCATCTACAAGAGAGTGCTTAAAAAACGGTACAGCTACAAGGAAAGATGGCTTTTATCAGTATTCTGCTGCTGGTGATAGCAAGCACCCGATTACACTGGAAAAAGGAAAATCGGCAAAGCTGTATATAGAATTTCAAGAAATGCAGGATGGAGGTGATGTGCTGTGAGAGATTATTTGGAAGGAAAACGATGTATGGTCTGGTCCTTTATGGGAAACGCCAGAATGTATCAAGCCCTCCGAGATTATGGTGATAGATTGGACACTGTTGGAATTTTTACTTTTGAGGTGGATGCTACCGGAACAATTTCTGAAACAGGAACCAGCATATCTACAATGCTAACATATATCAACAAATGGCCTCATATCAAATGGATGCTTACCGTTATGAATCATGGTACAGCATCCATTTTTACTGCGCTTCGTAATAATACGAATGGCGCAAAGGATAAGTTTTTGACTGAGCTAGTACGCATTATGAAAAAGTATCAATGGTGCGCAGGTGTAGATATTGACCTTGAACGCGGTGGTGAATATGAAAATAGAGATGCGGCAAATGCACTGTTTCGAGATATTTATAACGCGGTAAAGGCTTACGATTCTACTAAGTTTGTAAATGTTTGTCTTCCGGGCATGACCTCTGTCAATGGTTCAGTTGGTGGCGAGAATTGGTGCGTATATGCAGATATTGATAAATACTGTGATACCGCTGCAATTATGAGTTATGGTATGGCTTGGGCTGGCTCTGCGCCAGGTCCTGTTTCCCCTCGTGACTGGTTAGAAGGAATATATGATTATGCCTCATCGGTTATGGATCCGAAGAAGATATTTTTAGGACTTCCTGGTTATGGTTGGAACTGGCAAATATATGACACACCAGAAAACCTCGGAAAGACTTATCGAGGTACATCAAACACTTATTATGCTGCAAAACTGTGGATGACGGGTGGTTATAATTTTACTGGAGATGCGCCACCACAGCCTATGATACCAATACTTGCTTATTGGGATGACTACGACAAGGTGCCTTGGGCACTGCCTCAAGTTTACGATTTTATGGAGGGCCAAGATGCAGTATATAAGGAATATCCGTTAATGGGAGAGGTGTATAACCGAAGAAGATACTTAACTGCCTATGCAAAGCAGCAGGATACCAATTTTGGAAGCATTATCGTAGATCGTAGAGCCGGTGATGTAGATAGTTATTCGGGCGTTGTATCAGTTTCGGATTATATGATTACGCTTGGTGATGAGGGCTCTGCTTCTTATGAATTTACGATTGATAAAGCAGGCACTTATGATGTGGCAGTGCAGATTTGCTATCCCTTCTGGGATAAAAATCGTATTCACGTATCGGTGGATGGAGTATCAAAAACATTTTCTGAAAATCGATTATGGTGGCCGTATTGGAGAAGCACTTGCTGGCTTAGCTTGGTATCTGGTTATAGATTTTCTGCTGGAACACATACGTTGACGGTTGATGTGGGCGTTAATGGTGTACAGTTTTATGGATTTCGTGTTTGTACTGATTTTTCTGAAAAGCCAACTGCAGGAACTGCACAGTTTACCATGTCCCCTCGTCAATTTGTGGATGTGAATGGTAACCTGTGCCAACCAGATAAAGGCTTCAAGTTAACTTGTGAAATATTAAGAAGAAAACCTGATTCGGCACTGATTTGGTATGAGGATTTTAGAGATGATACAATTTTACCATCAAGCTACTGGACTACGCTTTCAGGAGAATGGGATGTGTGGCAGAAATCCTTACCTTATGGAGATACCAGTAGACCATATTCGCAGCTTGAGGGCGAAGGTGAACTTGCATGGTTGTATAGCGGATTTGATGATATTCATCTTCGCGCAAGATTAGCTTTTCCTGCTGATGGCGGAGGAAGAGCCGGTGTCTTTTGTGGTAATTTATTCTGCTGCTTAAATTATGCTTCGCAGAAAGTAGAACTATATAATGGATCTACGCTTATTGGCAGTTATAGCAGTAGCTTTTCTAAAACAGCAAAATCAGACCTACGAACCAATCCTAATATGTATACAGTAGAAATGCGTATTAGAGGAAATAAAGTACGCGTGTATTCTGGTAATTCACATACGCTCCGATTTACAGCGATGGTTAGTGGTTTTAGCGGAGGTTACGCAGGGTTTCGTTCTGATAATCATGTGGTATGCGAGCTATTACGCTTGGGAGACGCTTGGACATACGAGCCTTACGAGCGTTTTGACGTGACCTTTCCGGATGGTTCTGTTGTCGAATATGGTCGAATTAACCGCAGCAATGCTAAATGGGATGAGGAATTTCAGGTGTTTACATTGACCAGTGATGTAGAAGAAATCTCCACACGCAGTGAAGATATCTCTCTTGACTATGAGTTTTACCATTCTGATTTATTTTCGTTGGAGTGTGGAAACGATTATACCGTTACTGTTACACCAAAGGATATCAATGTCTGGGTATCAAGACTGTTTCTAGGTGACGCAGACGGTTTTTCTATTCTATACTATCAGGATGTGGACTCCTTGGTTTATTGGGCCAATGAAGCAGCGTACCGATGGAAACTTCGAGGGATTGCAATATGGTCGTTAGGTCAGGAGGATATGAGGTTGTGGGAAGCACTACCAAAACAAATATAACTTTGAAACAGAGGGCTGTTTACCGTTTTTGGTAGGCAGCCTTTTGTAATATAAAAAGAAATGGAGGATTTCATTATGAAGGAATTATGGACAACACTTCAGTTGGTTTTTGCTGGTATCGGAGGTTGGCTTGGGTATTTCTTAGGAGGTTGGGACGGATTGCTTTATGCGTTGATTGCATTTACGGTGGTGGATTATATCACTGGCGTGATGTGTGCCATTGTAGATAAGAAGTTATCCAGCTCAGTCGGATTTAAAGGTATCTGCCGCAAGGTGCTAATTTTTACACTTGTGGGTATTGCAAATATCATTGATGTAGCAGTGATTGGAACTGGCTCTGTACTTAGAACCGCAGTTATTTTCTTTTATCTTTCTAACGAGGGCGTTTCTCTTTTAGAGAATGCAGCTCATTTGGGCCTACCTATTCCTACAAAGATGAGAGATATTTTAGAACAGCTTCATGATAGAGCTGAAAATACGGAAAGCGAGGGCCAGTAATATGAAGATAGTAGAAGCAATTCTCACAAAAAATCCATGCTATACAGCAGGAAAGAAGATTACAGTCAAAGGTCTTATGCTGCACTCCGTAGGATGCCCTCAGCCAAGTGCAGCAGTTTTTATTAAGAATTGGAATAGTGTCAGCTATGACAGAGCCTGTGTTCATGCATTTATTGATGGCAATGATGGAACTGTTCATCAGACACTTCCTTGGAACCATCGTGGCTGGCATGGAGGCGGTGCTTCCAACAATACGCATATTGGTGTAGAAATGTGTGAGCCAGCTTGTATCAAATACACTGGCGGCGCCAACTTCACCTGCTCTGATACAACTACAGCAAAAGCAGTAGCAAAACGTACTTATGAAGCGGCAGTTGAGCTCTTTGCGTTTCTTTGCAAAGAATACAGCCTGGATCCACTTGCTGATGGCGTAATCATCAGTCATGCAGAGGGTTATAAGTGTGGCATTGCCAGTAATCATGGTGATCCAGAGCATTTGTGGAAACAGCTAAATACGGGATATACAATGGACGGTTTTAGAAAAGCAGTTAAGGCTGCTATGAAAACGGAGACCTCCACCGATATCAGCGAAAGCAAAGAATATCCGGAGAAGCTAACTTCTGGTTATTATCGCGTTCGTAAAGCCTGGAAGGATGCAAAGTCCCAGCTTGGCGCTTATCGTATTCTTTCCAATGCAAAAGCAAAAGTTGATGAAAACGCGGGTTATTCTGTTTTTGATAACGATGGGAATGTGGTTTATACGAAAACTTTAGTGGAAGCGCAAACTAAACCGGAAGTAACTTTTGAGCCATATCGTGTGCGTGTTAGCATTACGAATCTGAATATCAGAAAAGGTCCTGGTATCAATTATGATAAGGTTGGCCAGTATACTGGCGTTGGTGTGTTTACTATTGTAGATGAAGCAGAGGGTGACGGCGCCACAAAGTGGGGCTTGCTTAAGTCCTATGCTGCAAAGCGTAATGGTTGGATTTCCTTGGATTATGCAAAGGAACTGTAATTTAATATGTAGGTGTAGTGCCCGTCAGAG